CGGAAGCCTTGGTTGCTGCCAGATGTTTACGTGAGGGCATGACCCCTGATCAGGCCAGAAAGACCGTGGAGCGAGCCACCCAAATCGTTAAGGAGCTGGGAAACGACCAGGCGGTCCAGACAGAACAGAGTGGGTGGAACCCGGCCACCGAGGGTCGGTTGTCTGTCTGGGCCGCGCCAGTATCCCAACTAACACATGGGTCACCGTTCATAGTCATGCTAAGTTGCGCGTTGATACTCGGCAGCAACAAATGTGTACCTGTCAGGTCAGTAGTTGTCCAGTGCTGGGACCGGTGGAAGCTTTTGAGCGGAGCCAACTATGTACCCAACGAGGGGCTGCAACAATTTTGGGACTGGTTTACGCAGATGTCCCCACGATTAGCAGCTGTCCCAGCATGGCAATTAATGCGCTAATGAAGCGGCACCTTGCACCGCCCTGTCATCGAATCGATAAATTTCGCATTGTCCTTCCCGGGAAAGTTTCCCGTCGTTTCAAAAATTTATTCGAACTGCATAGGTTAGAGCTTGATGAGTGGAAGCGGAAGAAGGGTTTGTTAAAATTAAAAATGATCAGTGATAGTGTTGCTGAGGACCGGCTGATACCGGGAAAAGTGCGGATGATGCTGAAGAACGAGGTTTGTGTACAACCTTTTGGTCGTTCTGGGCCGAGTAAGGCCCGAGCCATACAGTATGCAGTCAACGAACGGACTGCATACGAGTTCGCTGTGGAGAATTGGTCCTATTCTAAGGTGTTGGCTAAAGTGACCGAGGAACCCATCATTTATAATGTGGGCGACAGTGAAGTCGAGGTACTCATTTCGTACGTAGCCGGCATGGACCATCAGCAGATTGGCGAATTCGCCACCGAGAGTGAGCGGATCCGTGGCCAGTACTGCTGTTCTTGCATAGATGAGCGAGACGGTAAGAATTGGGATGCAAACATTCAAGTTGCACATCGGAATGCTGTTGTAGATTTTTATACGCAGCTACATGTTGGTATGGGGAATTTGACTAGGCAGATGATATCTGTTAAAGGCTGTTGGGTTTCCAGGGATGATCCTGTCAGGATTGTCTATGTCGTCAATGGAACCGTGAAGAGTGGGCATTGGGACACTGGAAGTGGGAATGCCACTATCAACATTGAGGTGAGTACACAGGCCATTTTATCGTTGCC